GGCGGCGGCCCCTGAGACGGCCCGCAAGATTGCGGCCCCCATTGACGCGGCGGCAATCATGATCAACGCGGGCGCGGACAAAGCTAAGGGCGGCATCGACAAAGCCGCAAAGGCTGCAAGCGCATCTGCAAACCGTCTGGCCGAAGAAGGGAAGCGCGTCTTTGAAGCGACCCGCACCCCGGCCGAAGCCCTCGCTATCGAAATCGAGCGCCTAAACGGGCTGCTCAATGCCGGCGCCATCGATTGGGACACCTACCAGCGCGCCGTCGAGCAGGCGCAAGAGAAGATGCAGAACGCCGGCAAGAAGTCGAACGAGATTGCCATGACCATGCAGTCATCGTTCATGACAGTCTTCGACGACATCGTGAACGGTACTTTCCGCGCCGCAGACGCTCTTCGGAAACTCGTCGCCGACATCGCCAAGATGATGGCGAACAAACTCATCTCCGGGTTCCTCAACTATGCCTTCGGCAAGGAAGGTCCCCTCGGCTTCTTAAATTTCAACATCGGCAAGAATGCCCAAGGAACCAACAACTGGCGAGGTGGTCCCACCTGGGTCGGCGAACGCGGCCCGGAAATCGTCAACCTCCCGCGTGGCTCTCAGGTCATCCCGAACCATGAAATCGGCAAGGGCGGCGGTGACACGGCGGTCAGCATCAATGTGAACGTCGAGGGCGCCCGCGGCAATGCCGAGATTATGCATATGGTTCAGGCCGGGGTTCGGCAAGGCATCGCCGTCTATGATCGATCGCTGCCCACGCGTCTTGCTGAAATCAATCAAAGGTACACCTGATGGCCGCGAACGCGATGCAATGGCCTGCCGCGATCTTCCCTCGTCAGGCCATGTTCCATCCTGATACGCCTTCGCGCTCTGGCGGGCTTTCGATTACCGGGGTCGAGCAGGTGACAGTATCGGGCGCGGGGCGGTGGAAGGCCCGCGTCGATGTGCCGATCACCAATGAGAACGCCGTCTTGGCATGGCGTTCCATGTTGGCGCAGCTTGAGGGGAGGGCGGGCACGATCCTTGTTCCGAAGTGGGAGCTGCAGGGCCCGCGGGATATGAATGGCCGCCGTCTGGAGCAGATCGGTACGGCGTTCTATAGCGAAGACGGGTTGAATTTCGATCTGTCCGGATGGGGGCAGGCTGACTTTACGTTTGCGACTCTCGAAATCGGCGCACTGGCTGGCGCGACACAAATCAGCCTCAACCTCGTCAATGGGGAAGGCCCACGACCGGGCCAGTATATCGGCATCGATCAGCGGCTTTACCTATGCTCGTCGGTCTGGACAGAGACGCTAGGCGGCGCGACCCGGGCCCGCATCTGGCCGCGCCTGCGCACTGCGGCGGCGGCTGGAACGCGCGTCATCCTTGATCGTCCTGTGTGCCTGATGCGCTTGGCAGACGACGCTTCGGGCGAGTTGATGCTCGAATATGGCCGGTGGGGCAATGCCACACTGGATTTCGTTGAGGCGGTCTGATGGGCTTCTTCCCGGAGACAATCGCGGCGAAACTGAAGGGCCGCACCATCGGAGCGAGCCTGCTTTGCTTCATGGACTTCAAGGATACGCCTCGTCGCTGGTGGCCGGGGTTCGGCGACCTGCAAGCGGGCGGCCATACCTGGCAGGGGACGGGCGAGTTCATCTCCATCAGCGGCCTTGATCAGCCCATGGGCACGGTTGCCCCGAAAGCGACGTTCCAACTGTCGGGCATTGACTCCACGCTCGTCGCCTTGGCTCGGCAGGCATCCGACCGGGTAAAGGATCGCAGGGCAACGGTTTACATTCAGTTCTTCGACATCACGCCGAACAACGCGGGCGTCCAGCCGTGGTCTAACCTCGATCAGCCCTATGCCGTCTGGACCGGCATCATGGACCAAATGAGCTACACGGCGAGAGGGCCTGCCGAGCGCGGCATCACCGTCACGGCCGAAAGCCTTTGGACGAACAGGCGCAGGCCTCCGTATGGCCTCTACACCGATCGCGACCAGAACGCCCGCTTCCCTGGCGATCGAGGGCTCGAGCAGGTCGTCAACCTCGTCACCAAGACCATCCGCTGGCCCGTGTTCTGACATATAGTTACATGACCGTACGAAACGCGAGCACGGCCGACATCCCGGCCATCCTCGACATGACCGCGCGCCTGCATGAAGTGGCGGGCATCGTCATTCCCATGCATCGCGCCTTCACGGATGGCTTCGTGCAGGCCCTCATGGCTCACGCTGACGGGCTCGCGCTTGTGGCCGAGAAGGATGGCGCTGTGGTCGGCATGCTGATCGCCTCGATCGGCACGTCGTCCATCTCGCCCGCTCCGGTCGCAATCGAACACGGCTGGTACGTCGAGCCGCATGCGCGCGGTGTCGGCGGTCAACTGCTCGCCCGCTATGAGCAGTGGGCACGCGACAAGGGCTGCTTTGCCATCCGCATGTCGACGCCTCCCGATGCGGAAGGCCCGGCTCTGATCCTTGAGCGAAAGGGCTACGCCCGCTCCGAAATCGCCTGGGCGAAGGTTCTCTAATGGCAATCTTCACGTCAATCGCCAGCGCGGTCCTCGGCTTCATCGGCATCAGTTCGACCGCTACGATCCTTGGCGTGTCCGCTTCGGCCCTCCTTGGCGGCGCGCTCGCCATCGGCGCCAGCTTCGCGCTCCAGCGGCTGACGATGAAGAAGCTCGACATCGGGCAGACGGCACAGGCACAGGCGACACTCAATCAGGCGACGGGCCCGCGCATCCGTGGCTATGGGCGAGCGCAGCTCGGAGGGACACGGGCGCTCTGGGACTCCCGCGACGGCTGGCTATACCAAGCCGTCATGGCGCATTCGGGCGAAATCGACGCCTTCGAGGAATGGTGGGTCGGCGACATCAAGGTTTCCCTGGACTCCGGAGGCTATGTCACGACATCCCCCTTCAGGGGCGGCAAGGGAGAGCCATATGTGTTCATCTTCGGGCATCGCGGCACCACGACCCAGGCGGCCGACACACGCTTGAAGGCGGCCTTCCCGGGCATCTGGACCGACGCGCATCAGCTCAAGGGAATTGCCTATTTCGTTACCGGGTTCGGCTCCCCGCCGCCAGAGTATTACCAGACGCTTTATCCTGAAGGATACAACACGCCGGTTCGCGCGGTGTGCCGGCTGTCCAAGATCTATGATCCGCGTACTGGCGTTACAGCCTGGAGCGACAATGCGGCACTGTGCATCCTCGATTACCTGACGCATCCGGACGGCTTCGGCCGCAGTATGTCGGATATCGATCTCCCGAGCTTCTCGGCCTTCGCGAACATCTGCGACGAGGCCGTTCCGCTCAAGAACGGCGGCTCCGAGCCACGCTATCGCATCTGGGGCGTCTACAACCTGACCGAAGATCCGCAGGACGTGCTCGATCGCATGCGGGCGGCCTGTGACGCCGAACTCTATCAGACCGCATCCGGCAAGATCGCGATCCGCGGCGGCAAGTGGGTTGAGCCCACCGTTACGATCACCGCGAATGACATCCTCGGCCATCAGATCGAGCAGGGCAACAACCGCTTTGCTGCGTTCAATGAACTGAAGGTGCTCTATACGAGCCCGCAGCACGACTACCAAGCCATGGAGGCGGCGAGCTGGGTCAATGTGCCGGCGCAGGCCGAGCAGGGACCCTTGTTGTCCGATCTGTCGCTTGACCTCGTGCCATCGAACTCGCAGGCGTTGCGGCTTGCCAAGATCCACATTGCCAAGAGCAATCCGCGCTGGCGCGGCACGATCACGACGAACCTTGCGGGCCTCAATGCTCTCGGCGAACGGGCCATCTATGTGCAGATCCCGGAGCTTGATATCGACGAGCCTTTCCTTGTGACCGGCTTCACCATCTCGCCTGACCTGACGGGGTGCGAGATTGGCATCTCATCGCTCGATGCGAGCGCCTATCAATGGGACCCCGCGACCGAACAGCTTAACCCGGCTCCTGTGCCGCAGGACACCCGCCCGCCTCTCGTGATCGCGGCGCCAGAGGGCCTGACCCTGCGCGTGATCGATCGGCAAGGCCCCGTCATCCGGGCCACCGTCTCGCCGTCGACGCGCGGCGACCTTCAGCTGGCGGCAGAGTTCCGACCTGTCGGCGGCGATTGGCAGGCCATGTCGGTCGCGGCGGACGCCCTTGAGGCTTTCTCGCCCGTCCTGAACGCCGGCACCTATGAGGTGCGGGCCCGCTGGCTCGCGCCGCAGAACGCAGCCGGGGAGTGGTCCGCCGCTCGCAGCATTCCGGTGGTGGCCAACCCGGCAACGCCAGCCGCGCCGACCGGCTTTGCAGCCACGAAACAAGGCGCCGCTGCCAAACTCGATTGGACGAACCCGACGACAGCCGGTTTCTACTTCGTGCGGGTTTATCGAGGAACGACAAACAGTTTCGCGCAGGCCGCAGCCGTCGCTGAGGTCTATGGCAATCCGGGTGCTGTAGCGACCTATACCGACGCCGCACCCGGCACAGGCACTCGCTATTACTGGATCGAGGCGGTCAACGTCGCTGGCGTGGCATCGTCCCCGCCGACTGGCCCGCAATCCCTCACCTTCTAACCCTTCCCACAATCTGGCTCTCTCAGGCTCGCTGCGGCGGGCCTTTTTCTATTGGAGGTCTGCCTCATGGCTGCAGCCGACGACATCAACCGCGTTTTCCGTGAGTTCACCCGCTACACTGGCGATGGGCTGCCGAACCCGCCGGTCAATGCGCCGCTGCCGGTGGGCGACCCGCAGTCGGGCGTTCACCATCCCAAGAAGGCGGACATTCGGGCGGCTTTGATCAAACTTCTCATCGAAGCGGGAGACAGTGCGGAGGCCGCACAGGAGGCGCTTGCGGAGTTCGAGCGCAAGTATCTGGGGGCGTATGCTACTGACCCTACCTCTGACAACCAGGGCCAGCCGATCACGGAAGGGGCACTGTACTTCAACACCGCGAACGGCGTGTTCCGCGTTTACCATAGCGGGGCGTGGCAGAACCAGTCGCTCACTCTGAATGACGGCGACGTGAC